CAGTTGCTTTTGTGACTTTAAATAGAGTTGTTCACAGAGCATGGCCAGATACTATCAAAGATGTTGTTACACAGCCTTATCAATTTTCGTGGTATAATTCAAAGAAAGTGCCTCCTATCACCGCTGCCCAACAAAAATCATGGGAAGAATGTAAAAGAGTTGCAGACCTTTCAATTGAGTTGTATAATTCTATGGCAGAATCAAAAGAATTTGAAGTTGACGGTTTAACACGCGGAGCAGACCACTATTTTGCAGATTATATCAAACCACCTAAGTGGGCTGCAAAAATGGCATATCAAGCAAAAGTGGGTCGGCATTTGTTTTACAAGATGTAAACCATGAAAAGAGAAAGGAGAAACTATGATTGTCAGAAAAGAGGAATTTTGTACATGGGTTGAACGACACAAGATCAAAACAAACCAAAATTATATTGATTCAGTGTTGGATGCTTGTGACAGATTCAAGATTCAAGAGGAATTAGTTCCTAGTCTTTTGAATGACAAGATCATTCAAAACATTCAAGCAGAAGCCAAAGAGCTAAACTACCTTCCTAATAATGAATATAATATGAAAGAATTCCTATGAAAATTGGTGTTTTTAAGACGTATGAATTATTTTGTGCGATGAAATTACATTGGAACACAAAACATTATAATTTTGTTGAATACAAAGGGAAAACTAAATTAACAAGAGTTTCACTTGATACATCTTCTGAAAAAAGTTTTTATTATCATCTAAACGAGAAATACAAAACGTCTGAAGACTTGATAGGTTATCTGATTCCTTGTTTTTTAGAAAACCCGAAAGTCAATGTGCGTGATTTGTGTAATGAACGATATAAAAACGCCGCAGAAAAATGGTTAAATAAGATCAAATCACTGAGGTCTGTTTTCAAAGATGATGTTTTTCATATTGCTTTATTCATAAAACAGAATAAAATTGATTCTGATTATTTCTTTTGTTCTGATATGATTTATAAAGCACTAATTAATGACAGCATTCAACTTGAAACTTTTATTATTTTGAATTTTATTTTAAAATTTCTTGACAAACACGCCGTAGATGATATAATATACAAGTATGAGTATGAATTGAAGGTGAATAAATATAAGGCCTTCATTTCAGTAAATCTTGAGGTTTACAAAAACATTTTAATCAATTCAATAGCCGAGGCTAAGGAGGAAGGTTATGTGATATCAAAAATTTCTGTGTAGGTAACACAGAAAAAACTTTCAACTGCTTTCAACTGCTTTCAACTTTTAAACAATTTTCAAAGGACACGCAACTGTATGGATTTTAGCAAAATTAACGCAAACGAAAAGTCCCTCAATGCCCTTCTTGGTGCATTCGGTAAAACCAGATTTGCAAAATCTGATTTCGGCGATGAAACTGAATGGAAACTCCAGAAAGACAAAGCTGGAAATGGGTCAGCAAAGCTCCGTTTTCTTCCTTCTCCCACTGGTGAGTATTTTGTAGAAACACGGGATCATGGATTCAAGATCAAGGATGCATGGTATATTGAACGCTGTCCAAAGACTCTTGATTGGGAAAATCCTTGTCCTGCTTGTGAATATGCAGACGCTTTAAAGAAGGGGCGTGAATGGGACCATATTCCTGAGTCCGAACAAGCAGGAATTCGTCCAATCTTTGGTAAAACTTCGTATTGGGCAAATGTTCTTGTAGAAAAGGATCCTGAGAATCCCGAGAATGAAGGAAAGATTTTCAAGTACCGATTTGGGAAGAAAATTCTGGAGAAGATTTACAATCGGGCAATTGACGATCCTATTGACGGAACGAAAGGAATCAATGTGTTTGATCCTGTTGAAGGAGCCTCGTTCACTCTTCGTTGCAAGAAAGTGAAAGGATTCTTTAATTATGATGATTCTTCATTCGGAATGCCTGAATCGCTTTTCGGTGGTGATATTGACAAAATTGATGAACTGATCAAGAGCGGACAGAATATCAATGAAGAGCGGGGCGAAAAGAAATTTTCTTCGTATGAGGATGCAAACAAAAAGCTCAAACGTCTTATTGGTGGGAAAAACGTTGTTATTCCAGATGCTCCGCCGGTGAAAGAGAACCATATTGACAAAGAAGAAAAACAGTATGATTCTTCAGAAGGAGTTGATGTCCCTGAAGGGAATGATGATGACGACGCTTTTAACTACTTCAAGCAACTGGCTGATACTGGAGACGATGTGCCATTCTGATTGTTGAAATCTGAACAGTCCAAGTAAAACAAAAGAGGCGGAACTTATTGTTCCGCCTCTTTTTTAGTATCCAAATGCATTGCTCATTGAACGAATTGATATGTCCGTTTCTCTCGGAGAAAGATTTGTATGAACAGACGATTTATTTGATGAATTATTGATTGTCGTTTTTGGAGCATTGACGATTGCAGAACCACCTCCGCCTTTAGGTGCGTTTGCGGTTTTTGCTGCATTGATGGAATTTCCATACAACGATCCTGTTCTTGAGTCTTGAAAATCAATTTTTGGCTGAATAGGAGAAAGTTTTATATCACCTTCTTCGTTTATACCAACAAATTTTAATTGATTTTCATCATTACTCTTGACAGTGAATTCCTCTTTATCGCTGAGAATTCTTCTTAAATTATTTGTTGTTTCTTTGTCCCAGTCATTTAGGTTCAGAATATCATTAATTTGTTCAGCATTGGCTTTTTTGACCTTCTCCCAATTTCTGATTTCAGAGTAACCAATAATATTTTTTTGAATCTCCCCATCTTCAATCATTTGACGAATAAAGTCGTTAGGAGTTGAAGGAATAAGCCCTTTTATCTTTCCTCCAATGCCCTTTACTGTCTCTGTTGCTTTCTCTTTCCCTACATTCACAAGTCGTTTTGTCTCACCATAGTATGCTTTTGCATCATCTTTTGCTTGCCCAAGATTATTTACAAGATTCCCGGGAGCATCCTTGACAAACTGAACCGCTGCGCTTGCTGGCTCTGATCCTCTAAACTGTTTAACAACTTTTCCAACACCCGGAATCTTTTCAAGACTATTGAGAACCATATCAAATATTTTATCAAAAAGTTCATCAGCAAAAGACTTTACTTTGTCAAAAAGGAATGCCAAATCGTCTGCAAACGGAAGTTTGACGTTGAACAAAGATTCAAACCATCCTTTAATTTTTTTGGCTGCGCCTGAAATCATATTCGTTAAAGAAAATCCTTCAATAGGAAAAACGGCTCTAAACATTTCAGTGAAAAATTCAGGTATCCTTTTGATTGCATCAAACATTTCGGCCATTGCAACAGTAACTTTTTTATCAACCCACTCACCGAAATTTGTGTCCCATCCGAGCAAGAACTTTGTTAATATATCAACAGTTTCCGCGATTCCACCAAAAACACTACCAATCGCAGAAGCAAATCTATCAGTTATGGATACCATATCTTTGACTTTATTTAATTTTTCGGCTGCTTCATCTAAACCGAAACCCTTAAATGCATCAAAAATTCCCATTGCAATAGTCAAAGGAAGCATGACTTTACCTAAAAGTCTTCCTGCTTTTCCTAAAAATGCTGTTAATTTCAACAATCGTTCTTTGAAAACTAACCACATCAACATCAAGGAATCAAAATCCATTCCTAATAATTTGCTAAGAATTCCTTGCTTCTCTGTTGATTTGTCTGAAATCAAGGATTCTTTGTCTGTACCACCAAGACCTTCAAGAGCATCAATTGTTTCATCGTGTCTTATTTGATCTTCATGACGCTTTTCAATTTCAGCAAATCTATTGCCTTGAGAATCCTTCGTAAGAATATTTACACCATCTTCAATTCCTTCAAGTTTTTTGTTTGAAATGTCTATTGCTTCTTTTAGAATAACATTGCCTTTTGTCAATAAATCAATAATTGAATTGCTTATTTCAATGTCTTCCTCTTCATACCACGAATCTTCTTTTGTTTCTTTCTTTTTCTCTGCTTTTTTCTTTACTTTTTCAGTTTCGTCTGGTTCGTCGGTTTTTAATATACCACGGTTTTTTACCATCTGCTCAAATTGTTTTTCTTTCACAGAATTCATAAGACTTTCTTTCTTTTGTTTCTTTTCTTTGCGAACGTCAACCATATCTTGAATTAATGATCCAAGAAACATGAAAGCAGGATTGTCTAGGCCAATAGCACCAAGCAAACCAGTAATAGAAGGAAGTTTTTCTTTAATTTTTTCCTTCATTACTTTTTTCATTGAATAATCAGTTTCAAGCAATTGTTTGTTGGTTCTTTCGAGTTCAGAAACCATATCATTGAAAAATTTACTTTCTTCAATGGTGATTTCTTTCATTTCAGACAATTCATCAATTTGCTTTTTGAAATATTTTATAATTTCAGTGTTTTGTTTGGCTTCTGTTCGTGAATCCGCATCAAGAACACCAGAAACAATTTTTGTTTGAGTATCAAAAAGTTCATCAAACAATGCACTTTGATTTTTATTTTCTTTTTCAAATCTTTCCGCAAATTCTTCATAAAGCATTGACTTACCAAATCTTGCAAGATCAGGAGATTTGCGGATAATGTCTTCAAGAGCATTAGATAATGCTTTGAGATCCTTTGGATCAATTTGTTCTTGTTCTTGTCCTGATAAATTTTGGTCAGCCATATTTGCTCTTTATTTTGTTTTTTCTATAAATTGAACAAGCAATCCGATATAAGATTCCCTTTCCCATGGTTGCAGCATATTTAATTCAGTTAGACTAAATTTGTATTGATTCATCAAAATGAAATTCATTCGTATCCTATTAAAGATAGAATCATGAGAAAGGCTTATCCGAAAAAATTTCTAATACCACCTAATTGATATTCATGAATTTTATTACAAGTTGAGCATTTTCCTTTTACTGAATGGACAATTTTTGGTGCGTTTTCAATGAAATCAATAATTTTTTTCAGTGTTTTTGAATTCATGTTTTTAATGAATCTTTCTTTTTCTTCAAATGTAAAATCGGATGCACTGTAAACGTTATCTCCACTAACAACCGTTTCCATCAATTCAGAAACAATTTTAATGGTACTTGACTTTTCTTTATCATCAAGCAATAATATCAATGTTTCAAAACCGGGATATTTCATAACAAGCGAAACTGTATCATTCAGTTTGACAACGTTTCCACCTTTCACAAAAGTTGGTGCTTTAACGTCTTCAATATTAAAAACACAATCAACGTTTCCTTTGCAGTCTGGGGTCTTGCACTTCAAAGAAATTTCAACCTCTTCGCCGATAGATTTTGATCTAAGTTTAAGGAAGAAATATTCAATATCAAAATAAGCAAGAGTGTTTGGGTCAACTTCACCAAACGTACACGAACGAATCAATTCTTTGATATTGTCAATCACAAGTTCAATATCATCTGATTCTTTTACCATTAACATACTCTGTTCCTCTCCCACAGAAAAAGGTCGGTATTTGACTTTTTGACCGGAAGAAGGAATGACCAATGAATAAATTGGCGCCTGATTTAGAGTGTCAAGAATAGACTGCTTTGTTTGTCGTTTCACTTTGTTCTCCTTTCTCTTTATTGCTTATTGATTTTCTGTATTGCCACTGGCATAATTTTGAAATTCTTGATAACTTCCAAATTGGTTGTAATCCATTTCAGGAGACGCATCAATTTGTTCTTGAGTGGGCAATTGTGGTTCTGCTTTTGGTTTAACCGTTGTTGGCTCTTGTGACTGCGGTACTTGAACATCGGCTTTAGGTTCGCTTACAGTTTTATAATTATAATCATCAGGATTATAATCTGCCGGTACATCATATTCAGAAACCATTTCACTATTATCAATTGTTTCATTAGCCAAATCTGAATAATCTCCAGGAGTTCTGTTCAATCGTGCTTTTTTTGATTTTACTGGTTTTGTTTCTGCTGGTATTTGCGGTCCTGCTTTAGGAGCAACAGTAACGGGCTCTGTTATTATTGGAGGTTGAACATCTGCTTTTGGTTTATAAGTGTGTTCTGGTGTTGTTCCTTCAGGAACTTTATCAAATACTGTTGTACCTTCCCCTTGCTCGCCTTTAACTTCCCAATGGTGATAAGTAAATGAAACATTAAACAAAGGAAGCTGGTCACCAGCAGTATAATCAAATGTCAAAGGATCCATACTGATAGGGTA